ATTAAGAGAGAAAAAGGCCTCAGAGACACCAAGGGCATACTAAAATTGCCCCTTATTACGGTTGAACGCAAGGGGATGAAGAAAGACCCTGAAATGAAAGGAGTCGCTTGGGCTCATATGCCTGAAGTCGATGACGCAAAGGGTGGAGCTATTACTATTGCAAGGAGAGTAAAACAAGATAAGACGGCTAATTTTATAAATGCCGACTCTTATCGTAAACATGGCTCAATGAGTGCCGCGAATGTGGGCAATGGGCAACTGAACTTCCCATTTAAGAATCCGGGTAAGGTAGTATACGAAACAATTACTATACCAATCCCAACATATATTGTTGTGGATTATGATGTTGTTGTTAAGACTGAATATCAGCAGCAAATAAACAATATTATTACTCCCTTTATCACGAAGACAGGACAAATAAATAATTTTGTTATGAGACATGAGGGCCATATGTTTGAGGGCTTTATACAAGGAGACTTTAGCCAAGACAGCAACGTAGCACAGTTAAATGAAGAAGAGAGGATGTATGAGACATCTATAAAGATAAAAGTACTTGGCTACTTAATTGGAGAAGGCCCAAACAGAGAGAAACCAAAGTTGACCATTAGGGAAAATGCTGTTGAAGTCAAAATACCCAGGGAACAAGTCATAGTGGGCGATATTCCGGACTTCGACTCCACCAGGTCTATCGACCTCTTTTATAAAGAGTAAATTAGGGCTTTGCGTTTTTAAAATACTATTTATTACGTGAAGACATCTATTTAGGAGATTAGACCCTATGGCTGAAAGAAAGTTTAGATTTGTATCGCCTGGCATATTTATTAACGAGATCGACAATTCTCAACTGCCAAACGATTTACCCGATGTGGGACCCATCATTATTGGACGAGCGGAACGTGGCCCTGCTATGCGCCCTGTTAGAGTTGCCTCTCCTTCTGAATTCATCGAATACTTTGGTAATCCTTTGCCTGGTGGGAGTGGCGATGACGTTTGGCGTGATGGAAACTATGTTGGGCCGACTTATGGCCCGTATGCTGCGATGGCATACCTTAGAGCAGGTGTTGGTCCCGTTAACTATGTTCGCTTACTGGGGACCCAGCACCCCGAAACAACCGCTGGCAACGAGGCTGGCTGGGACACCGGCACAAATACGGCACCGACCGCAACTACCACGACTAATGGCGGGGCATTCGGATTATTCTTATTCGATTCTGGCTCCAACAACACCAACGGACAAGCGATGCAGAGTTCTGATGTTGGCACTGGTCGGCTAGCTGCTGTCTTTTATACATCTGCGGCTCATATTAGCTTAAGTGGGTCAAACGCCATCGGTGTTGATGAACTAGGCTCTTTGGGATTTATTAAGGCAACTGCCACTGGTCCTGAGTTTAAGGCTGTTATCGAAGACGACGCGGGGACCGCTGCCACTGCGACAATAACCATGACTGATTACAATGAAGTGGGAACTAACAACACTATATCAATTGTTACAACTACCGGAGCTACCGTGACGATTACTGGTCACGGTAGTGCTACTGCCATGGCTGACACTACTGGTGACTCAACGTCCGGAACTTGGGCATCGATAACTAGCAACGATGTTAACGCCGCTAATATAGCAACGGCTTTAAGTTTACATGATGACCTCACTGCAACCGCAGACGGCGCGGTGGTAACCGTAACGCAGAGCTTCGGTGGGCTAGGGGGAAATACAGAAATTACTTTGGTTGATCCAGATACTGAGGGCATGACTAAAACAGATTTTACAGGCGGAGCAGACGATACAACCACTTATACAACGACATTTAGTTTCGATAGAAACTCTTCGAAGTATATTAGAAAAGTTTTTAATACAAATCCACAGCTTAGAAACACAACTCACACAACCGCCCCACCCAACCTAGCTGGTAAGTACTGGCTTGGGGAGACTTTCGAACGGTGGGGTACGGACCATATTGATGCCACCGCTGACAACTATGGTATTATATTGCCTCTACATGATGGTCAGGGATCAACGGGAAATAAAAACTATGGTGTGAGAAGAAGAGGATTCGCAGATCCAGAAACTGGTTGGGTCTTTTCACAAAATACTTCTACAACCTATACTGGGTTTGATGCACAAACAAATACTCAAAAGCTTTTTAAACTTAAGTCGCTAAACCATGCAGAATGGGCTTCTAGAAATTTAAAAGTTTCTATTACTGACATCAAGGCTTCCGTTAATGATCTTGATTCATATGGCACATTTACCGTGCAGGTCCGTAGGGCAAGCGATAGTGATAATGTCGTGGAAGTAATAGAGCAATTTACTAACTGCAACCTGAACCCCGCCTCAGAAAACTACATTGGTAAAAAGATTGGGGATAGATATATGGTTTGGGATACCTCTCAAAACAGGCTTCGGCAGTATGGCGAATTTAATAATATGTCAAAATATATTTATGTCGAGATGAACCAGAGCGTTGCTGATGGTACCATCGACCCCTCGTTAGTGCCCTTTGGTTTCTACGGACCAATCAAGCCTAAAGACTTTGCGGTTTCCTTTGGACAGACAGAGACTTATGCTTCTGGTACGATAGTGGACACTGGCGCTACCGGCGTCGGAACAGTCATACAAACATACGCCACTGGTTCTGTGACATACACCGCTAATCCTGTATATGTTGCCGGTACTCTAGTATCAACAACGTTTATTGGTGGAGCAGCTAACCTCACAGCTTCCTTCGCATTCCCAGTTATACCGACAAGAGTTAGTGCTTCAGATGGTGGTTTAAGCAACCCCAAAGATGCTTACTTCGGAATTCAGACAACACTAACAGGGTCCAGCAAGCGCTTTGATCCAGGATATATCGATTATTTGCGAGGGGCCCCAGGCGATAGCAACATCTTTGTACCTGGGGATGCAACAGAATATTCTTTCATCTTCACTCTCGATGATATCAGTGGCTCGCAGGGAGATCATGTTTCGGGTTCTGCTCAGCATGCTAGCGCGAATTCTTTAAACTCAGTCTCTGGGTCTTATACTGGTTCACTGGACGCTGGTTATAATAGATTTACAATGCCTCTTTGGGGTGGTTTTAACGGACTTAATATTGATGAAATGGAGCCCTTTAACAATCAACTTATCACAAGTACAGCTACTGAAAAGACTAGCTATCCTTATTATACCGTCAAGAGAGCAATCGATACTGTTGCCGACCCTGAATTTGTTGAGGGCAACATCCTTAGTGTTCCAGGCATTACGGAACCCCTGGTTACAGATCATGTGATTGCGGTAGCAGAGGCTAGAGCAGATTCTCTTGCGGTTATTGATATCCAAAATGTCTATAATCCCAATACAGAAAATACTCTGGCCTTCCAGGGGAGACTTGGAACTGTTGCTTCGGCTGTTAGCGCCCTTAAGCAGAGAAGAATTAATTCTTCTTATGGCTGTACGTTCTATCCATGGGTGAGAATTAGAGATGATATTTCTAACAGTTCACTCTGGGTTCCCCCGTCTGTCATTGCTATTGGAACGTTTGCTTCCTCGGAAGCCAAGGCAGAGCTTTGGTTCGCTCCTGCTGGCTTCACAAGAGGTGGCTTGAGCACTGGGGCGGGCGGCTTCTCTGTTCTGGCAACCACAGAGAGACTCCGCAGAGAGGACAGAGATGACCTTTACGAAGCCAACATCAATCCAATCGCGACTTTCCCGAGTGAAGGAATTGTTATCTTCGGCCAGAAGACATTGCAGGTCACACCAAGTGCGCTTGATAGGATTAATGTTCGTAGGCTTCTCATCTTCCTGAAGAAGAGAGTTTCTAGAATTGCTGCTAGCGTCTTGTTCGACCAGAACGTCAAGACGACTTGGACAAGATTTAAGTCAGAGGTTGATAAATTCCTCGGCTCTGTCCAAACAAGGCTTGGCCTTACCGAATTCAGAGTGGTTCTTGATGAAACCACAACTACTCCTGACTTAATTGATAGAAACATCTTGTATGCCAAGATTTTCCTCAAGCCAGCCAGAGCTATTGAATTCATTGCTATTGATTTTGTCATCACAAGAACAGGGGCGTCATTCGACGACTAATAGGAGTTATAAAAGATGGGATTCAAGTTAACTAAGAAAGTTTTAAGAAAGATCGTCCTTCAAGAGGTCAAAAAGATTACTGAAGGAGCCTGGGAAGACGAGCCAGACGAGCCAGACGAGCCAGATGAGGAAGAAGAGGATGAGCCCTGGAACGACCCAGACGTAGAACCTACTAGGCTTGCTATAGATCGTCCTGCCAACGAACCAGCTGATCCTAGTTACGAGCACGAGATTCCTCCTGAAGAACTGACGGGTCTTCTTGGCTGGGCCAAATCGAAGGGTTTCGAGCCAGATGAATGGTAATTATTAATACTTATACTACTTATTAGTAGAACGAAAGGGAGATCAAATTATGTCAGCAGGTTTCTGGACTTCAGCAGAAGTATCACCAAAAAGAAAATTTAGGTTTTTGCTTACTGTTGGTAATATGCCTAATGGCGCTACTTTTTACACCAAGAGTGTGACTAAGCCGCAGGTGACGGTGGCTACAGCAAATCATAAGTTCCTCAATCATACTTTTAAGTATCCAGGAAGTGTGACGTGGAACGATGTCACAGCTACTCTTGTGGACCCTGTTAGTCCAGATGCTTCTATTAACTTATCTAGAATTCTTCGTGAATCGGGTTATAAGCCTCCCGCAGACGTTAATGATACGACCACTATTTCCAAGAAAAACGCTGTTGCAGCGTTAGGAACCGTCGTTATCACGCAAATAGATGCAACTGATGTCCCGGTGGAGACTTGGACTCTGCACAACGCTTGGATTTCTGATATACAATATGGTAGTGATCTTAGTTACGGTACTGATGAATTGACTGATTTAACAGTTAAATTTACTTATGATTGGGCCTCCATTGATACGAATGGTCGGGCTGCCGAAGCTGGACCTGTCCTTGGAGATGGAAACAGCAGATATTTCGTCCCTGGACAATCCAATTGATAGAAAATATAGAGGTGTTTGTTGGCTAGAAGAAGTAACAAGGGTAGGACCTCCTCTCCTACGCCTTTCGTACCTGAGCCTCCGCGACAAAGTGAGACTCAACTTGATTTTACAAGTCCAACTGAATTTGTAGAATTACCGTCCAAGGGAAAGCTATATCCTCCTGGTCACCCTTACCACATGCAAGAGGAAGTGGAAATTAGGTTTATGACTGCTAAAGATGAGGATATTTTATCATCTAAAGTCTTATTGTCTAAGGGACTAGCCCTAGACAGGCTATTACAGGGCTTATTGATAGAAAATGTTGACGTAAAGACACTGTTGGCTGGCGATAGAAATGCTTTATTTGTTGCTGCTAGGATAACAGCCTATGGGGCGGACTATGCAGTCCATGTTACTTGCCCAAGTTGTAAGTCTAGTGCTGATTATGAATTTGATTTATCTTCCCTAGCGACAAAAGGTCTACCGGACAATATTGAGACAACAGGGCATGGTACATTTGTTGCCGATTTACCCAAAACAGGTGTTGATGTTGAGATAAAATACCTGAACGTTAAAGAACAAGAATATCTTATTAAAAACACAGAGTCTAGAGTAAAAAACAATCTCCCGGAAACTTCAACAACAGATTTCTTGAAAATGACTCTGGCTTCCGTCGATTCGGAGACAAACAAGACCAAAATAAATTCTTTTATTAGCACCCTCCCGGCGATGGACTCGCTGGCGATACGAAAGGCATACAATAGGATCACGCCTGACATTGATTTAAAGCAAGATTACCAATGCTCGTCTTGCGGCACCACAACGGCCTTGGAGGTGCCGTTGTCCGGTAACTTTTTTTGGCCTCGATAACAGGTACATAGAAGACGTTTATGAGCAGTTCTTCTTTTTGTCCTATTACGGTAACTGGTCTTTCCAAGAAGCCTACAATCTACCCATACCTATTCGAAGGTGGTTTGTAGGCAGGCTGGTAAAACAAAAAGAGCTAGAGCAAGGCCCCGATAAAGAGATATAATTTGTAAATATACTATTTACAAATATAAGGAGCCTTTACCATGCCAATGCCTGACTGGGCCAAAGATTTTATGGGCG